GTTCTATTAATGTGTGAGTTCCTTTACCACGATTGGCTGCTCTCATCATTTCCCAGTTGGCAACATCTTCACCAATACTGTCTCGCCATTTTTGTAGGCCTTCTTTTTTCTTTGGATCAGCACCTAATACTGTGGTAATTGATGGATAAGCTTTGCCTTCTATATCATAGAAACGGTGGGTGCCTATTTTTTTACCTTTAGTTACTGGTAGTTTTGATTTGTCTAATTCGATAAAATTAAATACTTTTTTTGTCATTATATTTTCACTTTCATATTTTTATACTCATAGTATATCATAATATACGCTGTTTGTCAAGTCTTAAATGGACCGATACTTCATCATATGGTCTACTATCTTATCGCTTGAGTTTCTTAACTCTTCCCTATCTTCTTTTCAGCTAGGTGTATATGATTCGTAACAAGTTTTCTTGCTTTCGTTTCTATATGCTCGTAATATCTGTTTACGATTTTCACCATCTGATCTATATGATACATGTACCCAACCACTATTAGGTTCTCCTACAGTGTGGTACTCCAATATCATCTGATCAAAGTCACAGTTCTCACTAATCCATTTACATAGATCAGCATTAGACACACCAAAGATTTCAAAATCTGCGGCTTGGCCTTTCGCATGCTGGGAGTTTACTGATGAACCTATTGATAGGCATAACTCTGGACTTCTATATCCACTTGATATTGATACAACTTTACCATAATGATCTCTAATAACTTGTAGCACATTTTCACACAATGCTTTCAAACTATCCATATGGTCCTCACTAGGATTATTACTAATCCCTTTACGTTCTGCCGTTTGGCTCTTAGTCATTTCGTTTAGACTAAAATTATTGCTTAATTTCATTATTGCTTCCTTGTAAGTTTCATTATCTTTTCTATCTGTGCCTTAATTATTGGGCCACGGTTCGGCCAATGGATATAAGGCTCATCACTCTTTTGTAGGTTATATAGAAAAGGTAATATGATTTTCTCTATTTCTTTAAATCTAGTTTCAGTTGCTTCACTATTTACTTCTTTAGTGATCGTTTCTTTCTCACTAACAATCTGCATGATCTCATTCATCATAGACTTAACATCTGATACATCTGATTTGACTTTAGATAATTCTAAATTTTGATTGTCTATTGCTTTAGGGTCAATTGCTGGTTGAGTGTTCTCTGCTGGTTTTTCAACAGGAGTTATACCCCAATCCTCATCAAGGTCAAAGCCTCGCATATAATCTGGTATATCTGCCATTATCGTTTTCTCCTTGCTGCTACTCGTTTCTTGTTCTTTGTTATAGCCTGTTCAGTTCGAATTTCTTTTATAGACCTCTTTTGTGTCTGTTGGGCCAATGCGCTACCAGGGTGTGCCTCACCTATTTTAGATAGTGTGTCTTTCCAACCACCATCTGATTTCATATGACGGTCACCTGTACTCGCTACAATATTTATACCTTTAGGAACTTGTTTAATATGTTTCTTCTTTAACAACTCTTCCATTTCAGCAATAGTCATCATATCGTCATATTCTTTTTTGGTCTTTGAATTGTAAAATGTATATGATGGCATTATAAGTTTGTAATCGCTTCTAGTTTATCTTTAGCATGTGCTAGTATTTCTACTTTTTTCTCTGCTGTTGTTACATAGTCAATATGTTCAGCAACACCAATTGGTGACGCTAAGAAAGTTTTTAAATCTGCTTTAGCAACAGCAATATCACCTTCTAGTTTTTTTATTAATGCTTCTTTAATCATATCATTCTCCTATTATTTATCATTAATTGTTTAGTATTGTTTTATTTCTTAACGGCTTTTCTCCAACAGTATGACAAGAATCTATTATAAACGTTGGCTCTTGCCCACTATATTGCATCAATCCCAAAGTATGAGTACCGACTTCATGGTAATTACTTTCTTGGGTACCTTGACTTACACAAGGTGAATTATGCATCCAACCAGTGTTAGCTACTATAGAACTATTATTAAAAACATTTTTATAATTAGCTCTAACATACTTTACCATGTGTTTTGTTACAGTATTTGTAATTACATCTATAACAGCTTCACAATCTAAATATTCATCTGCTGATATTTTCATTATCTTATTATTACTATCGATAAGACACATAGTCATTTCAGCATTCATAAATTTATTTAGAGTAGCATGATTATTCTTTACGACTGATTTCTTAGCAGCAGAAGTATAACCGTTATAAGCCACAGTTCCTACAGCAGCTAGTATTCCAATTATAGCAACTACAACTAAAAGTTCAATTAACGTAAAACCTTTATTGTTTTGCTTTTTCATTAGAATCCGTTCCTTTCTGCTATTGAATTTAATTCTTGTTTTTCTTCTATTCTTCTTAATGTTTGTTCTTCATTAAAACCTACCATTAACGCTTCATGTAAGGTCTTGTTGTCTTCTCTTAATCCGTCCCATAATAATTTCTTTTCATCATATGTAAATGGTCTTATCATATTTAGTCCAATTTCTTTTCGTTCTTTTGTTTGTCTTTTAGATTCTTCTAAAGACAACTTCTCAATATCTTCATAGTCCATTTTGTAAGCCTTTCGTATACCATTCAGGTGGGGTTGATGGCGCCTTCCACGATGCCATTGTTGATTTCTTCATAACATAATACTTTCTATACGAAGCAACTACATCGCCAGGTATCTTACACTCATCAGGCATTGCTGGAGTGGGGTCTGTTCGTATTGTAGTTAGAGATATTCCTTTAGGTGGATTACGAAGTATAATACCTAATTTTCTAATTGTCATATGTGGTACAGTATGATTGTATCTTAACATAAACTCATCATTCAATGCAACCATGTGATTGTATAACCAATAGTAGTTGTATGCTGATGCCATAACCCATATTGTACTAGGGTGTTTAACGTGTGAAGCTTTGTAGATTATATCTTCATGTTCTTTATTCTTTAGTCGCCATCTTTTTATTCTTCTACCAGCTTTAGTTCTATCTTCCCACTGTTCGCCATCTATAATTCTGTGTGCAGTAGATAACATTTGTGCTGACTCTATAATCATTTTGACCACATGTTTATCTATCAACATCTTTGCTGACTTCACAGGGTCTTTGTGTACATAAAATATATTCATTAGTGTTTCAAGCCTTTCTTCATTACATAGTCCATTAGTTTATATTTGTGTGCCAAATCGATCATCTTCCTATACCATAAAGCTTTGAAGTCAGGATTAGTTGCCTTCTTACACGCACTAGCGAGTGCATCTAACTTTTGTATTTCTATCGGTATATGTATTTTTGGTTCCATAGTCTATAATATATCACACTTTACGGTGCTTGTCAACCCTCTATTTGCCCAAATTTGTCCCATTAGTTATCACTGTTCTAAACAAAGTAAACCCTGGATTATTCCAATCTAGTTTCTTTGTACATTCGGTATCTGTTACACAGGTAGTTTTCATACAACCTGATAGAAACACCAATATTAATATAATACTAATCTTTTTCATTCCAGTCATATATTTGATCTAATTTTAATTTAATTTCGTCTGGATCCATGTCTTTGAAGTCGCCAATTTTAGTTACCATTTTCTTATAGTCTCTATTCTTCTCGTTAAGTCTTTTTGCCTTCTTACGTTCTCTCTCTAATTTGCTTTCTAAATCAAACTTTTCTTCACTCTTTTTTATGTTTCTTTTCTGACGCCATTGTCTTAATGATATGTTTGCTGCGATTAAGAGAAGTACAGCGAGAGGGTCAAATACAAATATGAGTATCAATATCACTATACGAACAGCGCTGTCAAAATTGTTTTCAGCGTTCTCGCCATAGATCAACTCTGCCACATATTTGATTGGTCCTACTTCTGCCTCTATCTTGTTTTGTTCTAAACTTAATATACCCTTTTCTTCGGATAGTTTGCCAATCTCATTACTTGCTTCTTTGATTGCTGTGTTTAGTTCTAATCTTTCTGGTTCTTGTTTCTTACGTTCTTTTAGACCTCTAGTTACAAATTCTTTATCTATGTAAACTTCTAATGCCTTGTCTAATAGTGTTAATGTCTTTTGTGATCTATCAATAATAAGTTGTTGTGACTTAATTTGATTATCTAATAATTCTATTTTAATGTTATTACTTGATGTTGGTTTGACTTGATCTAGGTGTGCCTTTGATAGAAAACCAAAGATACCCATAGATGTAATAAAGATTAAGATAATAATAGCTGAGAATAGATATGCTTTTAGTAACCTAGGAACATTACTATTCCAATTATGATACAACCAACTAGCCGCAACTAGTTTACCAACTTCTAATGCTGAACCCATCATTATAATAGGTAGTACAGCGCCAGCAAACAATGTCGCTAGACCTATGATTGAATACCCAGCAGCAATTACTGAAATACTAATAGCCGATAGAAAAGTTAATATTGTTAGAAACATAGTTATATTTAGTTGATTGTCTTATCTGAAGCGTAAGTATCTTCTAGTTTTCTAATCTTCTTAATTATTCTGATTACTCTTTTGTCATAATCAGGTGTAGTAGAAAAATTATCTAATTTTTTGATTAGTTTAATAGGGTCTTTAGTTTTTTCTCTCAACGCTCTAAACTCTTTGTATGCTTGGTGTTCATTTAATAATCTTACATACTCAACAACACTAGCACATTTACTTGGAAAAACTCTTACACCCCAACCCGGCCAATTCTCTATACCTTGTGGTAGTAAGTGTGGACTATCTTTTGAGAATACTCTAATACCAAATAAGTTTTTTGCCTCGTTGGCAAATCTACTTGAACCCCAACCAGACTCTAATGCCGCTTGACCTATAATCATTTCAAATGGCACTCTCTTACTATGTGGTAAAGTAAAGTTTATATAGTCTATACATTTATGCATTGCTCTCACAAACTGAATATCATTTGAATATTCCATACTAGGTTCAGTTAGTTCCATCTTCTTTACTTTGATAAGATAATCATTCTCTGCGATTTTAAATATCTTTTTCTGAGCAAATTCATTAGGATTAAATGTACCATACCCATACACCACTAATAGTATAGCGGCACATAGAAAAACTACCTTGGTCCAATACCAAGATTTATCTATTAGATTATCCCAATTAACTTTCTTCATTATTTTTTGATTGCTATGTATTCGTAACCAGTCCACTCAAGGCCATCTGCATCTGTAAAACTAGGTACTTTCTTTTGAAATAGATGTACTTGGTTGTGCATCTTTTCCATAGCATTAAATATTTTGATTGATTGTTTTTCTGTAAAATTATCTAATACATCTTTTCTAAAGTTACCTAGATAATAGACTTTTTTAGTTCCACTTGGATTACTTGGTTTGATTAATTGTTCTAAACTAACTCTTGCCTCACCAATACGACCTCTTAAATAGGGGTCTAACTCTTTACCACTTCTCACTTCACTCATAATATATCTTTCTATAGGTCTAAACCTATTTTGTTTAATTTAGGCCTAAAACTATAAAATAGTTTGTTATGATTCCCAGTATCACCTACGTTGGCCATTTGGTATAGGTGTACCATTTCGTGTCCTAAAGTGTCCACAAAATCTTTTTTGTTTCTATAATAAGGTAACATTTCTAAATGATAAACTCTTGTGCCTTTTCTTTTCCATTCCCAAGCTATCACTTGACCGTAGCACATCATCTTACTATCACTTGGTCCAGAGTCATAAATCTTTTTAATTAAGATTTCATTAAAAGGCGACAGTAGATTACCGAATACAGCTTTATTAATCATCTTAAAATACTTTTTGATGTCTTTGTAAGTAGTCTTATATTTACGATTACTTACAAGTTCTCGCTTTAATACTTTTTTAGTCACTAGTGTTTGTTTTGACATTGTTTATCCCCAATTTTAGAATCTTTTAATAATAAGCATTTGTGTTTCTTATCAAGTTCAAGTCTCAATTGTGTCATTACAGAATCCATAATGTAAGGTAAATGTTTTTCAAGCACGTAAGCCATTTGTAAAGCAAAACTATGAGCCATCTTACCCATTTCTGCTTCTAACAATTTCTGGTGGTCCATGTCGGTACCTTTAATTGTTTCTGATACAACATGACCGATTACGGCTTTGTTATACTCGTCTGCTTTAACTGAATTGTTTAAGGCGGTTAAACTAAACCACAATATCGTTAAAAATACTATCACTGTTTTCATTATATATTCCTCACTTTCATATTTATATAATAACATAAAATAGAGGGATTGTCAACAAGTATTTTGCGTGGTTTTATAGGGGATTTAGGGGAACAAAGGGTGAACAACAAATGTCGCACCCTTTGATTCGTATGTTTTATTCAGCAGGTTTAGCAAATTCAGCATTCCAATTGAATGCCTCTTTTACAACTTCTGATGTAAGACCTTTGTATGTCTTATTTAAAGTTCCATTCTTTACATCAATTAAAACCTCTGCTTCTTTGTAATGCAGACCTTCTAATATTTGTATGAATAGTGTTTCTTTTTTTATTTTGTTAAGTTGGTTATTACCACCTTTTACAAAGTTATATAATCTTCTGCTTTCGTTCTCTAACCAAGTATGTTGAGTTCCTTCTGGCACTTCGTTTTTTATAAACGGTGGTATTCCAGGAGGTAAATCCCATTCTATCTTTGGATCAAAGGCACCTTTTAAGATCATTCTCATTGCTTGTGTATCGTTTCTCTTTAACACAGCGATCTTGTCTGCCTTTACTTTAGCATTATTAACTTTGGTAAAGATTTCACTCATTAACTCTTTACCAGAACCTGCAGTAGATGCCATTGCTGTCATAGACGCCGGTGATATTAAGTTAGGGTTTCTTGCTCTTTCTTCAGCCATTTGTTTTCTCCATATATATGTTATCAAAAATCATTAATGTTTTCAATCAATGCTTTTAGCTTATTATCTATAAAGTATTGCAACAGTAGCGATCTGCTATTATCTTTATAGTTCTTGTAGTTATTTATAATACTTGTTTTAATGTCTTCAGGTATCATAGATAAATCTATTAATAGTTTATTACGTTCAAAGTTCTTTCTTGTTTGACTGCCAAGAGGTATGTTATCTGTATCAGCCCATTCTTCCAATCTTTTTTTGTTGATAGGTTTCTGTCTCTCGTCTGTCAAAAATATATTATCATCGCTTAATATATTAGGAACACCATCTGATCTATCACCTTTGATAATCTGTTCTCTTAAAAATGTTTCTGAATCTACATTCTCACCCATAAAACTTTTTAACATAGGACTATATTGATATACGTCTCCATAATGTTGTAGTTGAACAAAGTCTTTGTCACCAGATACGATTAAATACTTGTCTTCTTCTCTCATAGCGACTAGTGTGGCGATGATATCATCTGCTTCACATCTTTCCACGTGTAATATTTTGTATGGCATATTCTTTGTAAGTTCTTCTCTTATCTCACTCATAATACCAAAGACACCACTCCAATCAATTGGACTTGCAGTTCTATTCTTTCTACGTGAAGCTTTGTATTGTGGAAATATATCTCTACGCCATGGATTAGAAGCATCAGCAGCACATACCAATGTACCATACTCATCTTTAAATTTCATATTGAATGCTCTAATTGTATTTAAGATAGAGTGTCTTACTGCGTCTTTATTTGGTAACTCTGATATATCCCCTTTACTTTGGGCCATCAGGTTTGAAATCATTATTTGGTTTAAATCTATTATAATCATACTGGTAATACCGCCTTTGATTTATTTAGTTCATGCCAATCTCTACATATATCCATAACTCGTCCTCTCTTTTTAAAGTTAATTTCGGTATTGTTTATTAGTTTTTCAAATAAGTGGTCTATGTTTGCACATAGTTGCATGTTAGCATGTTTTTGTATAGGTTCAATTTGTTTAAACTCTGGTTCAAATGCGTCTCTAATTATCTTTTTGTTTTTACCTCTATTCAATGTCTTCCAATCTAATGGATAAAAGAAATCCTCTACTTCTTTTTGCCAAGTGTATGGTAATACTAATGTCTTATTAAATTCTTTTGATAAGTCTTTTAATGTCATTAAGTCAGGTGGTGTGTCTTGGTCAAAGTAATCTTTACGCCACTTATCAAATAATGACTTTGGTTCTTTGAAGTGTAAAGCAACTTTCTTACTAGACCCATACCATATATCAACACCCATACCCATCGCTACATACTTCTCTTTGATCTTTGGAAACATGTACATATAGGCAAATGTGTTTTCAAATTGTGTCTTCTTACGACAATCATATTTTGAAGCAAGTAGTTTAAAATCTTCTACTAGTTTATCTGTTGGTACTATTGTTAGATCAAAATCCCAACCAAATACCTTAGCCGCCTCTTCTGCTTTCTGTGCGTCATAAGAGGGGTCGCCATCTAAATGAAATGTATATGCACTAACTTTTTTACCTAGTCTATGTGCTGCACACGCTACACTTAAACTATCAACGCCACCAGAGAGTAATACAGCAATTCTATTGTCTGGTACTTCTCTATCAATTACTTTTTCAATTATTTTATCTATCATAACCCTTCAATTTTTTCTTCTTCTTTTTGTTCATCTTCTTTAATTTGTTCTTGTGTTTTGTTATAAACATATAAACCTATAAGCAAAATTGTTAGTGTAAAACTAACACTTAAAAAGAGAAACAATAATCCGTGTTGTAAATCCATAATAAGAAAGGGCGCCGAAGCGCCCCATCTAGTTTTCTAACTACGCATCAAGTGCGATTAGGTCTGCTTTCTTTACAGAAACAGTGTGGTTGTCATACTTGAACGGAGTTCCGTATAACGCTTTGATACCAGCAGCGATGATAGCTCTTGTTGGAGTTCCCATTCTGTAGTATTTTTTACCAGCAACTCTGTTACCATAGATCATGTGACCTTCAGCTCTAAGAGTGTCAATCATTGATCTTGGTGACTCTAATTCAAAGTTCTTTTGAATTGAAGTCCAAGCAACATTACCACCTTTTGATAGTAAGTTAAGTAGTTTTTGTTTTTTCGATAAAGTTTTTCTGCCTCTAGTTTCAGTTGCAACAGTTCTTTTTACTGTTTTTACTTTTACTAGTTCATCTTTACCAAACAAGTTTTTTATTGTATTTAACATATTAATATACTCCTATATATTTTCAGTTGTTAGTTTAACTATTTTACAACCTGCGAAGGCGATTCTTAGCGAATTCATTTGTCTGTGTCTCCATCTGGCTCTAACCAATTTGGGCCATCTTTTAGTTCCTCTCGGATCTCTGGATTTAAAGGTACTGTCTTAACACCTTTATGGAATATGTCGTAGTTTATTCTCGCACTTTGAGTGCCACTTTTTAATACTTTTAGTTCTACCATCTTCTCTGCTAATACTTGTGATGGGTGTTTCATATTAAAGTCTCTGTATATCAAACCTCTCATTGTATCAACTAACATAGCCAAGTCTTTTGTAAACTCACCTCGTTCTGTTTTGATACCCATATTATAAAAACTTTTCAATAAATTCATACTTATATCATCAACGCTTGTCTCTACAAACTCTTTGGTTTGTTGTTTAGCAAGTTCGTCTAAAAACTTTTGATCTTTCTTACTAGGTGTTTTTTTACCAGCAGTTGATCTCTCCACAATTTTATTTTGTGGAAACAATATAATATTATCTTTTGTCAATCTTCTCACCCTTAAAATTTACTAAACCTTTATCGGCAAAGTATTCTACTAATTGATTGTAACCACCGACTAACTTATCGTCAATCTTAACTTGTGGCATTGTTCTAACCTGTTTACCAATATCTTCTATTAGTTTAACAGGATCAGAACCAAAATCTCTCTCTAAAGACTTTTCTTCGTATTCAAGGCCAAGCGTCTTAACAAGGTGCTTCGCCTTGGTACAGAACTGACAGTTATTTTTACTGTAAATTACTATCTTCATTTGATGTTTCCTCTAACTTTTGAAACGCAATCGCAGCTTTTGATTTTACATTGTAAGCATCAACAGCTTCTGATATTGTAAAGTTATACATTTTGTTATAATCACCCATTGGTAATCTTAACCCAATCCACACCCTGTAATAACCATTTTTAGTCATAGTTATATCTTTAGCAAAGATTTCATAACCTCTTACTGGTGTCTTCGTAATTAAGTTCACAATTGTAGACTCAACCTCTGACACAGTAGTCTTGTTATGTTGTTTGCCAAGTTCAGTAATGAATATTTTTGAAGACTTATTCATTTCACCTTTGATAATATCGGCCATTTCTGCTTTCGCAACCATCATGCCCTTCTCTATCGCAAGTTGTAAGTCTGGAGATACCGCAGTACCAACACCAAAGATACACATTTTATCTTTGTTCTTACCAAACGTAGGCGTGTCACACGCTTTCTTATCAGAAAAGTCATTAACATACCACTTCGGTACTTCATTTAATGTTTTAGACTTCTCTGTCTTAATCTTATATTGAGACGCACAATTGGTCATCAACAAAGATAGGGTAATTATACCCATTATTTTTACATATTTATTCATATTATTTAACCTCACTTTTTACATTATATACTAGTTCTTGCGCTTTGTCAAGTGCTAAAGCTATATGATCTAAAAACTCAGCCCCTGTCATACCTGTCACAACAACTATAACTAATGAGACTATGATTATATTTTTTATCATCTTGTCTCCCATTCACCATTTATTTTTAAACATACTTTTCCTGGTGTTTTAAAGGCATGTTTGTTCCGACTATATCTTCGGCAGTATTCTGGTTGTGCCATATCAGTATAGTAAAACTCAGCGAATAGTTCCCAATAAGTTGGTCCATCGACTCGTTTTCTACCATCTGCACACTCCAAAATTTCTTCCTTGATAAGTTGATTATCACTCTCTTTGATAATAACTTTTACGTAACAATACTGATCAGCCGCATTCTTTGGTTTCACAGTTGTTATCTTATTCCAATAAACCTTGTCTTCTTCTTTTTCTATTTGTTCTATCTTATCTAATATCTCTATAACTTTTACATTATCTGAAGGATATGTCGTTCCTGACAAGTCGCCATTCTCATTACCAAACACATACGTACTGAAGAGTATTAAAACGATTGTGTAAAACATTAATTTGTTCATTGCAACTATATTCATTATTGACCTTTCCATTCTACCCATCTGCCATCTGGCATTTGACAAGTTATTCCAAAAATTGTATTTCTATTGACACCACCAACACCTACAAGAGGCCATCTGTTAGATATATCAACAGTCGCACTATAATCTTTACATTTGATAGGACCCTTGTTATATGATCTTGTCGTATGTATGATACCACTATTACCAGTCTTTTGATTAAACCAATTCGTGTAACTACTTGTAGAGTTACCATGGTTTAAATGATCTACAAACGTAGCATTATGGACATCATAATCTGAATTATACATAACCTCTGCGCCAGTAAATGCACCAACAACAGCGCAACCAGCAATCGCATACGGGTCACTCAGACCCATTGATACACAAGCGCCAGTGGTAGTTACAGCACCTAGTGTTGCGCCTACATTTGATCTTGTCGCTTGACAATTAGTTACTAATAAACTAACCAATAGTAATAATATTATTCGCATCAGTAGTTACTCCTAACTTTGTTAATGTATCATTAATCTCAAACAATTCATCTTCGTGGAATCTATTATGTTTCCATTCTAATGTTTCTTCTAAATTCTTTTTCTGTATTAGAAGATTTTGTATTTGTATATCTTTATTTGTCATATGGTTTAACATCTTTGGCAATTAATAAACAAGTTGATTGAATATCATCAATTAACTCACCCACCTCAGCGTCACGCTCAGGCGTTTTTGGATTATTGTATTTAAGATTGTATAGTCTATCACTTGTTTTTTTGACACCATCAATCTTTAAACAAAAATCACTAATCTTGTGTAACATTATTACCAACTTTCCACATAAAGTTTTTTAATTTAGTCCAAGTATTTTTTACTTGTTCATTACCTGATTGCCATTGAGTCGTTTGATATTCTTTTATCTCAACCCATTCATTAGCAACAAAGTTTGTTACTTTTTTATCTATTGTCTCATTCGCAGTCGCACTTGTAGTAAATAATACTAGTGCAATTATCATTATATATTTGTTCATACTTTTTTTCCCATTGTTTTAAAGTCTTTTACATCAACTATCATGTAAGGACCTTTGTTATACGCAACACTAATTGTTTTGCCTTCTGGTATAGTGCTCGTGTATTCTCTCTTATAAGTGTTACCAGAAATTCTATCACTCGTTGGTGGTGATGGTCTACAGTTATAACTTGGCATCGGTGTGCCATGTCTCTGTTGTAGAATTACACCACTATCAATATCAATCATAATACCTAACGATCTTATGTATTGATTATGAGTCTTGTTTAGTTTTTCTAACTTCTTTTTTTTCACCATTTTCATAAATAAAATGTTCTAGTTCTTCTTGTTCTTTTTTCTGAGCGTAAGTCAAACCGAAACCTCTCATGTACATTGCGTCTCTCGGATTAGGAGCGGACCAATCATCAATCAAGTTCTGTAGTTGATCTGTTGTAATAGACATATTACTAAAGTTCTTCGGTACTTGTATCATATCTTCTTTTAAAGCGATAAGATAAGCGATACGGTGTGTATACGTCTCTTTCTTCTTAACTTGATCTTTTTTAGTAACGTCTTTAAACTCATTAAACAATTGTTCTTTAGTGTATAAGTAACTCATATTTTATTGTCCTTTGTTATTGTTAATATTAGTCTTTATTATAACAGGAATTGATT